TTTCAGGGAGTCTGGGAATTCTGGGAATCTAGGAATTCTTTCAATCTTCCAGCCATTGCAGCAGAGTACATCAAACTAGCATATCTACTCTCCTGCTCTATCTGCTCTCTGCTAAGCAAACTTCTTCCACGGTCATCCCAATTCCACGTAGGCGTAAAAGCCTCGCCATACTTGCAAGGTCTTTCTTTATTTCTCCCGCGCTCATGAGTAAAATTTGTCACGCGCCGACGGAATTCACAACGATAGAAGCCGCAAAGCGCGTTTTGAATTCCTCCAGCATATCATCTGCAAACGTAGCCATATCATTGGAACTCGCGGTGAGCTTTCCTTCCATAGCGGAATTTGCAAACAACAGCCAAACTTGTGCAGCAGTGAATTTCATTCCTGCCTGTACTGCAGCAGATTCCGCCATCAGTTTCTGATGCGGCAAAGCATCTACCATTGCCTGCGACATCTTCTGATGTGAAGTAATGAACGCAGGATCTGAAGGAATGGTGATTGGAGAAGGTGCAGGAGTTGCAACAGGAACGGAAGGATTGACGGGATCAGGCATGATATTCCTTAGTAAGATAGGGAGAGGGAGGGCTCAAAGCCCCATTCTAATGCCCATAACAATCCCAAAACTTCTGGGAATAACTGGAGGTTCTCCGGACCATTGCAACCTTGCACTCTTTCCAGAGATTGTATAATTTCCCTGTGCGGCGATTAGTGTGTAATCTTGTGGAGTTGTGAGAGTGAAACTGGCAGCCTGTCCGCTCAAAGCATAGCTTCCGAACCCGGCATTCATTGCTCTCTGTGCAAGCCCATCACTTCCAGTAATTGTATAACTGCCAGCCGCTGCCGTTAGAGTATAAACCCCAGGCTGTTCATATGTAAGCGTAGCATTCTGACCAGTGAGTGAATAACTTCCTTGAGCTGCTGATAGCACACGAGCAACTTTCAGAGAAGCTGCTTGCCCGGTTAAAGAAAGACTTCCTTGAGCTGCTGTGAGAATCGGGTTTGAAGAGGCCGTCCCAACTGCAAAATCATCGAAAAAAGCCTCACGGCCGAGCATTGCACCATAACCAGCCGCTGAAATGGCAGAGTTTGTCTCTGTCATTATAGTCGTTCCATCCACCTTTACAACAAGTGATGTACCTGTTGGTATAAGTTCGATGGTATGTTGTGTACGGTTTGATGCAGCAATTCCGTGTGCGGTAGCAGAACCTATTGGAGTTGTTTGCCAAGCGTCGGCTGCTAACTGATGGGCTAGATAGGCATTACCATTGTTATGCAGTGTAAGTTCATATCTGTTATCACTTCCATCAATGCGAATACACACACCCGCAATCCAACTATCTGCAACTGGTGTAAATTTAACAGTTACAGGATCATCAGCAGAATTGGCTGTAGTTGGTATTTTTGCAATACCCAAAGGGCCGTAAGGATAACAATATCCCACACCAGTAGGTTGCCAATACGAGTTGCTTTGGTAAGTGCTAGATACCGTAGCCCAAGCCGCCCCTACTGTGGGTGTTAAACCTACTAAATTCTGGTCTGTTCCGGGTGAATGGGAAAAACTATCGGAAGCTGAAACTGTCATTTATCCTCTCCATGCCCAAGGTAAAAACCAGGGCTTTGCAGTACCATTCGGTAGAAGACATACGCCTTGGTAATCCCTATCGTAATCCAGTCTGTAAGTCCATGCTGGAAGTGGCATACTGCTGGCTGTCAGGGTTTGCAGCGTTTGCCTCATTACATATGGAGATGCCAATGTTCCCGCACCACTTTCGGGCGTGAGATTCAGGCGATATACAGCATCGCGTGATTCGATGTAATTCCAGCGAATGATTTCTAAGCCGTCAAAAAAGCACGGGACAACTTCTTGTCCAGATGTCCACTCTAATGAATCACCAACAATGGTAATCCACTCAGTTACTAATGTAGTGGTATGAATGCGCCAACCTCGCATAGCCACATTAGTGCCAACACCTGGAGTATTTACAGTAAAGATATAAAGATAAGCACCAGCTATTACTAAAGAGGTACTGAGTTCAATGGCCCAGTTTGCATACCCAACATCGTGGTCAACAACAACTTCAACTGTCTGACCATCTGCGCTATATCTCATAATCCCATTGCGGCCGTTCATGGACCAATCGCCTGGATTTAAAGTTGCCCAGAATTTTCCAGTGGCAGGATCACGCACGCTTTGCGTTGATCGGGCCATTTGTCCAATCTGCTGTGCGCCACCGTTAATGGCAACCATACCTTGTGTATAGTCAGCATTACCCGTGAGATTGAAGTAATTAGCGTATCCCTGGGCCGCAGCGGTTTGGTCTGCTCGCAAAGAACCGTTTCGGTAATATCCGGTGCAATCAAGGAGTCTCTGCCCCCACGCAATTTGGGACACATCTCTCATAACACCTGTGGATAAATTCCATTCTCCAGGTGCAGCATATATTCGCATATAGTGCGGAACACCGGAAATTTCAACAATCTCACAGCCGCTATAAGTATGCCTACTTGGAACACTTAACGCAGAAGCGGCATATCCTGAATCTGCGGGATCAGTTAGGACTGAAGAAGTTTCAAATCGTCCTGTGTGCAATCCACTGGGATAAAGGGCATATCCTCCAGTAGGTTCATAATCGGGAGGTCTAGCTGCCATCGGAGTGGAAGCCCAAGCTACGCTGTAAGTGGAGGTTAGCCAATTGAAAGCGTACCCACCATTATTACGAGCGTCCCCATGCCCGCCACCATGATAAACAGTGGTTTTGAGTGTAGGAGAATAAGCTCCGTTACAGAAGGCATTTATCACACCACCGTAGGGATCGGACCCTCCGTAGTTTGTAGCATCAGTTGCCTGTAGCCAAGCTGCAAAAGTTTGTGCTACAGGAACTTCAAACCACACCTTTTCAGTCGCAGAGGCTCTCCACGAAGGCAGATTTCCAAACCCAATTCTTAGGGCGTAGTGTGCCACTAGATATTACACCAACTGGAAGATGCCGTTCGTAGCATCAAAGTCTACAGTGAATGTTTCTCCGTTAGCGAGAGTCACAGCAGAGCCATAGTCCCACCAGCTAATCAAAGGATCAGCAGGAGAAGTAGGTGTGTCATTATAGAGCACAGCATACTGGAAAGGACCAACAGCGCCAGTGGCTGTGAAAACCACGTCAGAGCCAGCAACCTTGGAAGTTCCGGTGGAGCGGGAAGTTGTGATTGTAGTAGCAGTGCCGCCAGCAGTGTAGCCGTTACCAGCAGAGATTTCTGTCAGATCGGCTTTGACACCATTGGTAGCAACCGGAGCTGTGTTCGTGAGAAGAATCTTAAAGGTATGTGCATCGAAATCATGAACACCTTCGATCAGGTCTTCAGTGAAAACATTGAACTTGTTGTAAGTAGCCATGTCAGAGTTCCTTTAGGAAAGAATTGTGGAGAGGAAGAGAGAGCGGGAGAAAAGATTACCAAAGAGCAACAATGTCAGAAGCGCCTGTGCCAGTAGCAAGCACCTTCGTAACTCGTACAGGAAGAATGCCTACAGGTACATTCGAAAATGTAATTGTGTTATCACTTCCGTACATTTGCACCACTACATGTCCAGCACTTCCGATATACAGTCCTCGCGTAGGAGTAAGAACTGTGGCATCAGAAGGGGTTACGGCAGTAGCAAAACCTGCGGGATCAGATGTGTAACTCATTTATTCATCTCCACCCATAAGGAGTTGTACCTTATAGGAAAACGGGTTGTTAAGAGAACCTTGAAGCTGTTCAGCTTGGGAAGTATTAGCTGACCGATACATATCCATCATCCACTTATTGAAACCTTTTTGCTTACCACCAAGTTCAGCATAGCTGGCCGCGAATCCCTGAACTTGCCCGGCGTCCGGTTGATTCCCTTGAATCAATGTCATCTTCACTTTCTCTGCAAGCGAAGACATATCCTTCCTTCTTGCAGCCTCGTAAGATTTCACCCGGAACATTGCATCATTGACAACTGCTTCATCCAGTGGTCGCCCACCTGCAAGTCTTGTCAGTGTAGCAAAAGATACCAGATCATTTTCATAGAGGATAGTGCCCTTAGAGGATGTAGAGTATACCTTCCCTTCTGGGCCAAGTGATTGGAGAGTCTGTGCGAATCCAGCTAACGGGCGGGAAACTCCATTGTGTTCTACACCTTGCAGGACAGATTCCCAGAATGGCGCGCCACCAGTAATCTTCTTTGAAGTGTCGTACATTGAGCCGAGGAACTTACCCCAACCTTGAACTACCGGAATTTCCTGGAGAGTTGTCGGGAGGATGGTAAGGTGACGAGGATTGATGTCGCCACGAGAATAGATATTCGTTTGAAGAATGTTAGATGGCATCCCGTATAGCATCCAATTTCCGGCAGTCCGGCCTACAGTTCCATACACTGCATCGTATGCATCCCGGTGTTCCTTGTTTCCAGAGGCTTGCCCAATGATATGGACATTCATGAACTGGAAAGCAGGCAGAGATTGAATTCCATACAGGGTAGATTGCAGACCGGCCAACATTGCCAGATCTTTAGATTTTCCTTCACCGACATACCGGAACAATTGCTGGAGCAGATTGAACTGATATGATTGGAACAGTGAGATTGCCTGGCCGACCGGACCTTGGAAAATCAGAGGGCGCTGGCTGGCGACAATGTTTCCTTCCACCCGGTTCACGAATGTATTGATGTATGTTTGTGCCGTGGCATCATCCATCAAACCTCGACGAGTTGCAATCGAGGTCAGCTGATCCATCACATTCGCGCTGATGAACCGGTTGAATTCTTCAGCCAGCTTATTTCCAGAAACCTTCTCACCAGTTTCAGCCAAGTCCTGTGCACGCTTGAAAGCTTGGGAAGTACGGCGTTGGAGTTCGGAAACGGTTTCTGTTCCGGTGAGGGTGAAATCATCCGCGAGCATCTTGAGTTGCTCAGCACGATCCTTGATAAGGCCCATGGATTTATAACGAGCCATCAGCGGACCCTGATCCGCCCAGAAATTAGAAATCGCTTTAGCAACCAGCTTTGTGGGTGCAAGGATTTCTCCAGGAGCTCCCGGTGTAGCAACCTTAGCAATAGCCGCCAGCTCTCCCGCGATCCCTGAATCTCCGGCCTCGATAGCTTTCGTCAGGTGACGCAGTTCCGTCATCCGCAGAATGTTAGAACCGATTGCATTGTTCAGGGCATTGAGTGGATCAAGACCAAGAGTAAATAGAGACAGCAGACTGTTGCCAGAACGAACAAACTTGGTAAGCTCACCACGTGGCGCAGTATGGTTAGCAAGAGCCTGAAGAGATGCATCATAGAAAGCTGGTTTCATTCCATAAACATCCATCTGAGCATTTATAGTTTCCAGCTCAGCCGGGGACTTAGCTTTTGCGAATGCATCCCGATAGGCGCCCACAGCTTTTGAGGTCGCAGTATCCAGGAGCTTATTGAATCCATAAATCAGCGGATGTTCATTGATCTTGGAAATGTCCAGAGCAGTCTTGATGTAATTGAAATACGGATTATTCGATGTACGCTCCAGAAGATCAGAGCGAGCCGCGAATCGTGAGGTTTCAATCTTAGAGTATTGCTTACCAAAATCCTCCAGCAATGAGAATTGTGCCTCATAGCGAAGGCGAACAGCTTCCGTAACCAGAGTGTCTGATTCACGGAAGTGTTGCTGGATCACATCGTCAATGATCTTTTGCGGATCAGACTTCGGAAAGAAATTGGAGAACACACCAGCATTGGAAAGATCACTGTTGATGTAGTTCTCATTCAGAGTACGGGAGTATTCGTATTCACCACGAGCACGGAAGAATTCTTCAGTGTCGCTCTTAGTGACAACCTTGTACTGAGCTGGCACCTTATCAATCAGAGCCGCGAGTTCCTTTTCTGAGGCCGCATGAATCATTGTCTTGTGGCCAGATCCAGTGACGCGAGGATCTACCACAAAAGCGAAATGTGGATATTGTTTCAGATCTGGGCGAATTGGCCGGAACACAGAAGGATCCTTTGCATCCGTATGTCCTTGCTGGGAGCGGATATCCCGGAAAGCTTGAGTGCGGCGACCAGATGTTTGGATATGTGCATCAATGGCGCCAACAGTTTCAGGGTGCTTCAGGGAAATCAGATCCTCAGGAAGTGTGGCAAACATGGAATCATAATCAAAGGCGCCAGTTTCCTTATCGGTGAACTGTTTCATCGCTCGCTGAGTTACGAGATATTCCTCACCACTGTCGCTCAAACGAACCCAGAGCTGGCCAGAACGAGTGACCTTTTGATTGATACTTTCGAATTCAAATGCAGCTTCCTGCTTCCCGCCAAGCTTTACCAAAGGAGCAGCCATTGCATCCGAGGTTTGTTTGCGGAACAGTTGCTTTACATTCCGGGTTACGGAACCAACAGAGGCCAGGGTAGATCCGAGGGTGCCGTAGTTAGCGTTCTCCGCACTAATCAGACCTGCGCCAGATCCAGAGCGATTGGCAGTCAGAAGCATCCGATCTGTGATATCCGGGAATTGCTGGCTAGGTTCACCAATCACCCGAGCGAATACTCTGGAAGCACCTTCCTCGTAGATCTTTTGCTGAGTCTTATAGAAGGTGATTGCATCCAGAATGTTCGGCGTAGTTGCAGCGATATCACGATCTACATCGTAAATGATCTTTGCATACTTCGGCAGGAACACCGGATCAACAACTTCAGTAGCATTAGTGGAAAGTCCACGAGCACGAAGTTCTTCCAAGTACTTGGTATGATTCGTCTGAGCCGCAAACAAATCATCAGCTTCGCTACTAGAAGGAAGCCCTTCCAAATAACCTTGCCGAGTATTCACAATTCGCGCTGCTGCTTCAGTTCCTTGCTCAACAGGAATGTGCCCACCTTTCTTGATGGACATATTGTAGAGCAGATAATTAGCAGCATCTTCCTTGGAAGCTTTCAGGATGTCATAAAGTTCCTGCTTGGAAGATACCGTTAGGACTTCCAGGGACGGACCTTCACCAGAAATGATTTTAATTCCTGGTTTGAAATCCTTATACGCACGCTCTAGAACTGGGATATCGTACTTCCCAATCATCGCACCTTCTGGGATTTCCTTCAGAACTTTCGAGGCCCAGATGTAGCGAGCTTCCGCTTCCAGATAGCCGCGGTTTCCTTTAACGGCAAGTGCAGACCAAACAGTTGAACCATCAAACTTCGGAGCAAACTCATACTTCCGGACAGCAGACAGAACTGCTTTCTCTCCGGAATGAAGATCTCCCAGGGATGGCAGGAGTGGCGCGCTCTCGGAAACTTTCCCGGCATCGTCACCAAATAGCTTCACGAATCTAGACGCCACTGTTTGCTCAGGAACTTCTCCCTTTGCAATAGCCTTTAGCATCCTAGTCTCAGCCGCAGATTCCTCCATCGGCCGGAGAATGCGGATAGCTCCAGAGAAATTGGCGAAGTAGTTCTGCGCGAACCCTGGAATCATCTGGCCATCACGAACTAACGGCTGGCTCAGATTGGCAACCACGTTTGCAAGAACAGTGTCTTGTCCAGTCAGATCGTGGATTGCAGTGCGGGTGTCATCAAAGTTCTTGCGGATGCGATCTGCCAGGAGTGTGCTGGAAACTCCAGGAGCTACTTGCACAGGACCCGCTACTGACTGAGTTGCAGCTACTTCCGTATCATGCGCTAGTTGCACAATCCGCTCAGAAGGAGTTGTCCGTTCTGACATAGCTGGCCGTTCCATAAAAGGTCGGCGCAGAACATCCTCTGCTGCAACAGATTTCTTCAGAGTTCCAAGTAACTTAGCAGCCCCGAAAGCACCACCAATAGTACCCCCAAGAAGACCGCCAACTGCAATGTTTTGCGCAATATCGCCAGCATCTTGTTGATCCAGGATAGGTGAACGAAACATTGTAGCTTGTACAATTGTTTCAAACGCAGCCGCTTCCAAAGTGTTCTGCCAAACTCCAGCGGCTAGGGCTTTGGTAGTATTGACATTTAGAAGTTTCAGGGCAGTGGTGGAACCATTGATTTCTGCAGCAGCAGCACTCAGAAGATTGTCCGTGCGATCTACCAGAAGGCCCAGGGACTTAGCAAGTGTGCCACCAACCTTACCTTCTGCCAGTGCAGTCTTCAGTGCAACTTGACCTGCATTAAAGATCTTCACACCGCCAATACCAGGAACCAGGGAACCAAGAACAAAACCGCCCAGATCTACGGCGGCTTGGTTTTCACGGTAATACTTTCCCAGATCAGTATCAAACTCCGTGATCCAGGAAGCAGTGTCGCGTTCAGGAGTTTCCGCCCCGAACCAGTTTCCAACAGCGACTGCTGTGTTATAGAAGCTGTTAGTTCCAGAGAGTGCGGAACCTGCGATGAACTTACCTACATTCCCGAGCTTAGTTCCCCAGGATTGCGGATCAAGCCAAGACACCCCGCCATTAGCGAGGTTATGATTGTCCGCGGAAACTAGGTAGTTCGGGAGATATGAATCTGCTGAGAGGGTGTCATCCATAAGTATTCCCTAATTCCTAGTATCGAGGAGGAGTTGCAGAACCTGTGCGCTGGTAAGCTTTCAACGCATCTGCCGAACCCTGCTCATTCATTGCCCTTGCAACAGCCGGCCAATCAGTCATATCCACAACCTTACCATTAATCTTGACACGGTATCCAGCACCGCCTTCGGGAGTGCGAATGCCGAGGGTATCAAAACCAACTGCCGCACGGTGGAGAAGATTCGCCCGGCGATAGATATTTGTGATGTCAGCAGCAGCTTGGGAAGAAGAGATATCTCCCTTACGAACAGCAGCCATGGCTAGGCCGACAACCACGTTTGGATCGGAGAGTGATTGATTCGCGGCGATGGCTGGATTCAGGACTCGTTGCACCAGAGGGTAGGATTGGAAACGAAGAACACCAGGATTCGCAGCAGTGCCAATATAAGAACCAAGGTCACCAATGTGGAACGGGTTATCTAGGTTATTGCCAATGAAACCAAGATCGCGAGTAACCCGATCGTTCACAAAACCATTGATAAATCCAGCGGCCTTAGAACCGTCCTTGTCATCCTGGAGAGGGGAGGCAGGGAGTTTGCGCGCTTGTGCCAATGCAGCTTGAGCTTCAGTAACTAGCGCCAAGGCTTTCTTTCGCTCTTCTGGGAGATTCAGGCCTTGCGGACTAGCAGAAAGGATTCGTGCGGTATCAGCCGGGGAAGTTCCAATGACGGAAACTCCGGTCTGATGAATCATCTTACCCTTGTTGTATAGATCCTCAATCGCTTTAGATGCGCCGGACTTGAACAATTTCAGTTGATCTTCCCATTCAGGGCCGTCAGAAAGAGGTTGTCCGCGAGCAGCTTCAGCAAGGTTTACATAGTATTTCGTGCGAGCTTCAAAGTCACGAACTGAAATCTTCTCGGCCTTGATCGCATCAGCTTGTTCTTTCTGCCAGGAGAACTGTTCTCTGCGACGCTGTTCTTCCTGCAAGGCAAGCTGGTATTGATCTTCGCCGCGAGCAACTCCCTGGAGCTTAATCATTGCATCCAGAGTCTTATCTTCCATCCCGGCGATTTGATTGATCTGATCCGTATTGAACCGGAGACCCTCAATCCTAGCCTGATTCGCACGCAAGCTCATGTCTGCTGCTGCAATACGAGCAGATGCTTCAATGGATGCGGTAGTAATGGACTCGGCGGAGTTACGGGCAATCGTGCCAACTGCGTTGATACGACCTTCAATACCTGTAGCTACAGCGACCTCTTGCTGAATCTTCCCTGCAGTGGCTGCAACCTTAGCACGAGTTCCATCCCAGTCCAGAGCTTTCTTAACTCGGCCAAGAATGTTCAGACCTGTTGCATTAACTTCTTCCGTGCGCAGAACATCAAGTTCGCCACGAAGTTGTTGCTGGCTAGTGCGCAGAGTGCCGATGGTATCATACAGCGCATCCATACCACCTGCGGCAGTAACAGCTTTCTGCGTTGCTTGCTGAACCTGCATACTAGCAAGTTGCTGGGTACGAATAACGAGTGCTTGATCCTGAGCAATGTTCTTATAGATTTGCTCAGAGTCTTTCGCAGTATCTTCCATACCAACTGCATTGTTTGCAGCAGCAAGGCCAGCAGCGCGAACAGTCCCGATTGTACGGGAAGTCTGTCCAGCAATCAGCTCAAGCAAATTCGTTGTTTCGGCCATAAGAGCCCCGCAGAGTTACCAAGCGACCGATGAGATTGCAAACCGGGTGACCAATATAAACGGTGGCGCGCCCAAGGAAATGGAATCCAGGACGCTTTAGCAGGAACAGATACCGAGATTGCACAATCGGCAGGAGGAAGAAACAGAGAGCCGGAGATTTCTTCATCTTGGAAACTACCTTGGTAGCCCAGATGTGATAACCAACCCAGGTCAGATAGGAAACTTGCTTAGATGCAGGACCGCCAGCTTCGTATAGATCAGGATCAAGAAGTCCTTGCTCAGCTAGTTCCGTGCAGATCACAGTTCCAAGGCCTGCTTTGGATTTCTTTTCATCCTGCCGGGTAGTCTTATCTTCTTCTGTGATATCCGCAGCAGTAATCTGCGCCAGCTCTCCAATGAGTTTCGTCATCATGTCCTGAGCCATGAGAGTTTTGGAAGAGCTATTGAAACCTGCAGAAAGATTCTCACCAGAAGAAAGAGCTGCAAGTCCTTGATCCGAGGACATTACATCATAGATGTATTTATCTACAGCTTCCTGAGTAACTTCCTTACGGCGGACAGTAGTGTTGTTCTGGTTGACCTTGGTTTTGTTCCAGTCAAACGAAAAACCTGTTGCCATTTCAATCTCCTGAGTTCAAAGGAATCGGTTTAGATTCCGGCGGCGTGAGACCAAGTTTCCGATACTTAGTCATCCGTCGCCAGGGTTTGATAATCTTCTCCCAGATCAGAATACCTGTTTGGATGCAGGTGTATATCAGGGTAGCTAGAAGTACAAGATCAGAAAGAGAAACGCCAGCAAAGAAGCCGGCCCAGGCAATTCCTAGCTTACCCAAAATATTCCCCACTGCATCTTGGTGTTCCGGAGTAGTCACGTGACCATTCCTATCAATGTGAATTTCAGGGAGTTGTTCAGTGCGAGGATCGTATAACATAGCTGATCCTTTTCACCAGTGTACACAATGATAAGGGAATAGCAAATTTACTGGAGGGAGGGATTTCATACACCTACTGACCACCAGTAATAGTCTCGGATACCTACACCATTGTTCAGATTAAAGGAATCTAGGGAAGAGATTGTCACATCTGCATTGTTACCAGCAGCCCCCGAGACCTGAAGCCAAACTCCTAGGGCCTGAGTTGGGTACGGGGCAGGAAAATCTACAACTGTTGTAGCTGCTGAAGCTGCCGCAGAAACTTTCCCGCCCTGAAAGATCAAACCTCCGAGCACTTGGTACCAGGAGGTTTCATCGGGAAATTGTGTGATTCCAATAGTATCCGCCAGTTCCTTGAGCTTAGCTCCGGTGTATGGGATAACTGAGTTGGTATTACTCACTTTGCACCCGCAGCAGTAAATGCAAGTTGCAGAGTATTCACAGAGAACGCACCTTTGATAACTACTGTGTGATTCTGTGCAGTTTGGTGGCACAGATAATGTAGCAATCCGCCAGTTGAATCTGAGGCAAGCGTTGGAATTACAGGCGCATCAAAGTTCCGACCATCCTGGCAAGGCAGGATGATGCAAGTTGTAGCAGGCACGGGAGATTCAGAGGTATTCGGTGGCCCCTCGAATTCAATCTCTTCCAGTTTGATCTTGCGCGAGCGAGCGTATTGGAAACGACCTATAGCTAGAACTGCATCAAAGGTGTAGTCTGTGTCATAGATATCAAAGGTGAGTTTAGATCCTAGGTCTCCTGCATCCCCTGATACGAAATGAAGTTCAGTAGCTACGTCATCAGCACGCTGAAGAATCATTCCAGAAATCTTTAACCTTCCATATCTTTGGAGCAGTATATCGTATACATAGGTATATGTACTAATTGGCAGAAGAATGTATCTGTCTAGGTAGAAATAGATCTGTCTCTTGGAAGTGATAGCCAGAGTAGTGCTTAAGGCACCTAATGTGAAGATATTAGTACTGGAATCAAAGAGATCAATCTTTTTCTGGCGCTCCAGAAATGTACTGACTTCCGCAGAAATCAAACGCGCCCCATCAGGAGCTATCTGAAAAACTTTGTTTGAGTTATCAAATCCGTACTGTACGGACCTACTTCTATCAGAACTGATTTGTGTAGGAAAGGTATATGAACCGGCATCTGCTATTGCATGAAACTTGAACGGATAGCGGGCATTGCCTGTATATTGGGAGTAGATAACTCCTTTAGTCGTATAAATATAGAATGCATTTGGAGCTTCCGTCATGAACATGACAGGGCCCTGAAGATCAGAAGGAATGGTTGATCCAGCCCCTGAAACTAGGGAAGCTGTGAAATCAACAGGTGTTGTGGTAGAAGACCAAGCAACAGTTCCATCTTCAAGAAGTGCAATGAGATAGTTTGCACAGGAGCAAATGGCTATGACATCCGCAAGAACCAATCCTGTGACAGTGCCACTAACATCGGCGAAATCTACGACGATACCCGCCGTGTTAGTTACTTCATAAAGCTTTACACCGTCAAAGAGGTAATTCGTTCCACGCACATATGCAACACTCAGTCCGGGAACATTGCCACCTGAGGGAGTAGCTGGATTTGATCCAGTTGTATAGGACCAAACTGCAGGGACAGCTTGAAGATTACCGGAGATTCCATCCAAATAACCTGCTGGCGCTTCCCTAAGAAGTACGTGAAGATTCTTCTGTGCAGTTCCAGAGTTAAAGAAGAATACAAATTGAGAGTGTGGAAGAGGAAAACCCACTCCACCGCCGTTTCTTCCAGGCAAAGATCCTGTGCTGAGATAACCCACAGATTGATAGCCATCCGCAGTTGGCATCACATCTTGAAGAAAGATAGCTTGCGGAATGCCAGCATTCTTCTGTTCACCAGTTGGATCAACCCGACGATCATAGTTCTGATCCGGACCTGGAATGATAACCGCGCGCCCAGCATCCGCCAGTGTCATTGGAAACACTGAGGAAGATAGATTCGCGCGGTATGTTACTTGTCCCATGGATTAGATTCCCGCTAAGTACTATGCGTTAACTGATCTACCAGATTCCCACCACTGACCTGCAGCACTAGAATAAATCAAAGTCACCACGTCTCTGGAAGTAGATACAAAATCTACTCCACCTGCCAGTCTAAGATTTCCTGTTGCATGCTTCAGCGTAGTATTCCCATCAGCAAAACCGAGAGTAACTTTCTGCTGGCCGACACCATCATCTAGCGAAGTGATATTGATAGCGCCTGAATTAGCAACTCCAACATATTCCATACCTAAGCCTACTGTGGGTGTTGTATCTCCGGCAATGTAAATACCTGTACGCAAACCTCCACGCTCTTGCACAATGCACTTTGTGTTTGTCTGAGTCACAGGAAATGCGGCACAGCCAATCATAACTTCTTCATCCCAATCGTTATCTACGATACGGATACGGGAAGCACTTGTGCAAGCGTCATCAAAAACTTTTACCAGGTATTGCGAAGTAGGTGTAAAGGCCGATGCTAGAGAGCCTCTGAATACGTTACGACTAATAAAGATGTTATCCAGATCAGTAACACCTGCCGCCGAGAATTCACCTATTCCAATGGGCGCATACGTACTATTTGGAATAGCCGCAACATAGAGACGATTATCTACTATATCAACATTAGTTCCATTTGGAACGTAAATTTCATGTTGATAGCCGCCAACACTGATATCTGTTGTGATATTGTTATTTGCTATGCGAACATTTCTCAGGTGATAAGAAGTAGGATCAAGCTGCTCGCCGGCCATGATTGAGAATACAGCGTTCTTGCGCTCATTCAATTCATTGCCTTCTATGACAGAGAATCCTGCAGATGTAAGATCTACGGTATCCTGTATCACCATGATCCCACCATCTTTATAGTTGATGAGTTTATTGTTCTTGATGGAATATCCATACCCGCGAACACACATGATTGCGGGGTAGGTATTTAGAGTAGCAACGGTAGATCTATGATCCCGAATGATGTTTGAGTGGACTAAAGAGCCAAAGTCAGTTCCCGGGACAGTGGAACCTCTGGAAACATAAATAGAATGTCGCTGACATCTATTGATATCATTTCCAATAATTTGTACGTTTGTGATCTTTGAGGCAAAGATACCATAACCTTGCCCACCAACAACACCTGTAATATCTTCTATAGTGTTGTATAGAGCAAAACAGTTAACAGCACTGCCACTAGATTCAGCGTTGAAAGCTACGCCTACATTTAGATTTCTGAAACTGCAATAAGCTACGAGAATATTAGAGAGAGTTTGTCCGCTATTGTTATAAATACCGCGTTGAAAATAGGTAGCTCCTGTATTTCCTTCACCCTCAAAACTTACTCCAGTAATGCGAATATCGGAACAGGTGCCAACACACTTTAGCAGAGTGGCATCTAGCGTACCTGTGATAAATTTCAGGCGTCCGGGACCGGTGATGTTAATACGAGATTTATTCGTAATCAACACATCGCCAGAACAAGCATAATCTTGCGTAAGGTGCAGTGTTTGTCCGGAAGTCAATCCTGCAATAGCAGCATTGATTGCTACTGTGTCGTCAGTTACTCCATCTCCTACAGCATTGTATGGCGCATCTTCCGGATATATATCCAACACCAATCTACCACCTACAGTAGAAGCTGCATAACTGCTGGCATGAGTAAAAGGACTGCTGATCTCTACCGAATTTGCTGGATTCCAGATGGAGGCACTCATATTTATACAGTCCTATTGACCAAAGGATTGAACATTAGAAATAACAACTTCTTGGAGCTGCATTCCAGCTAAGTCGCTGTAAGCTGCAAACTGTTCTGTATCTCCTACCATCTTGAAAACCAAAGAAGCGGCTTCAAAAATGATAGCGTATGGATGATCTATCGCAACCCAGGAGTTATAGGTCGCTTCTGTTATGTCAGGGTTTACGTAGCAACCGAGAATTGCGTACTGAATTTCAACCTTCGAGCGAAGTTGAACTACCTCTCCCGCAACATAGCAAATGTTAGAGCGGTTGAGTTTGTAATCATCCAGTACATTCTCAGGAACTATGACATCAAAAAATGCACCTTGCTCAGTGCCAGTACTATCAGTCTTCCGAATATATTTCAGAGAGCGCCACTTTGGAATTAAAGTGCGGTACTCAATCTGTTGGGTATAATCAGAAGTTGTAAAGGAGATGCCTGTTTCAAAGAGATCCTTATAGAAATAATCTCTCTGATGAATTTTTAGGGTAGCTGCCCGAATTGCGGTGAGCGTCTGTGCCACCAGATCTGGGCGGTTTGTAATGGTATAGACTTCTGCACGCAATTCGGCCAGGTTCATGATTACTTCTTCGTGGCAGTCTGAGCTGCAAGTGCCATCAAACGGGCGGTAGTTTGACTGGCATCGCCGCCAGCGGCAGTGGAAGCGATATCTGAGGTAGATGCGGGAGTCAACTTACCAGCTTCCGAATTTCCCATGTCATTGGAAGGGAGCAGTTTGCTAGCACGCTCAGCTTCGAATTCCTCGTAGAACTTCTTGCGAAGCGCAATCAGAGGATTCTCTTGCTCAGCGGTAATTGTGCGCGCATTGGGATCGATGAACACAGTTCCCGCGAAACCATTGTTTGCAATCTCACTGTCCAGGTATTCAATATACGCTGGATTGTCAGTAGCAAACATCCCGCCCTTGAAATGCAAAATGTGACCCTTGGGAGTCACGACATTTCCGAAACGGAAGGTACTTTTGAAAAGGCGCTTGGCCTGTTGAGCAGTGGACATATTTAATACTCCTGAGGTGGATGGAAGTAAGAGTTTCAGACCAGGAAACCCCTACCAGAAAACTGTTTCCCTCAGGAGGAATTAGCCTGCAGCAGCAGCCGTCAGATTGGTGATGATGGCGTTTGCAGGAGGATTCTTCACAACGCAAGTCAGTTCGGTAGTCAGGGTACCGCCAACTGCGTCAATGCCGTTATCCACCACAGTGTCACCAGCCATGTTGAATTCTTGTTTCATGGTCTTGCGGCCACCAAGATAAGCAACACGGAAAGTCGACAGATCCACGGCAATCGCGTACTTGCTCCAATCGCTATTGCTGTTGAACAGAGGATGCTCAACCATACGGAAACTGCCACGAGCAATATTGAATTGCCCGAATTGCAGGCCGTACGAAGTTGCACCATTCTGAATGTAGTAGGTGGAATTCAGGCGACCAATGTTGTTGATCACTTTGCGAGCTGCACCGCCAACAAACAGAACACGCTCATTGCCAACCTTCGGATCAGTTGCCTGATTGAAGACCGGATCTAGAGCAGTTTCCAACTGGGTGAAGTTCGTGGTACCGCCAGCCGTAGTGTTGTTCACCACACCGCCGTAACTGGCAGGATAGTAAGCAGCATTCAGGATGATGTTGCGCAAACCATCCATTGTACGGAAAGGTTGGCCATTGCGAGTACCTTGGCTCTTGGTACCAAAGAACAAAGCCTTTTCGATATCAGCAGCGTGGAAAGCTGCACAATCCATACGACTTTCAGCGACAGTAGTTTCGCCAGCAATCACCTGCGTAGCTTGCGCAGAACCGGAAAGTGCCCAGGTGTTGCGGAAGATCTGGGTCAGGTTGGTGATGCGAACCGGGTTGATTTGCAGAGCGTTCGGACGAACCGAACTTTCTTCAAACGCATTACCGATTTGGTACAGATTCACGTTGTCAGCAATTGCCGCCGCAGTAGAACCAACACCGCGAGTCACCGTGACTTGAGTGGAAGAAACAACCGAGTTGATGATAACAACTTCACCAGTCGATTCCGCGCGCATCAACATTCCAGGCAGAACATCGGAAGTCGAGGAAACGGTGAAAGTGGTGGAAGTTGCATCAGCAACAGCAGCGTCCAGATTCAAGGACGGGAACAGCATGGTTTTCGTGAAGAAACCGTGTTCGACTTGCACAGCAACTTCAGTAGGCAGCATTGCTGACATACCAAACAGCGGTGCTTGACCATTCGGCATCAGCCGCGTGATCATCGACGCAAATGATTTCTCGACAAGATCAGTGGTAAAGCCACTGGTGTTTTGGATACCGGTAGACATTTGGAATGTTCCTTAGATTGGAGAAGGTTGGGAGATTACAGGACGTACCAATCGACCGTGGCCGCGGCAGTCTTAGTAACCACAATCATGCTAGATGACGAGGCAGCAGTAGTCGTGCGACCTTTCAAAGTCACGCCAGTACCAGCCGCCCAAGTAATTGCAAACGCGTCCTGGATAGCAACCCAGAAGGAGAATGAATCGCCAATGTCCATATCAGGACAAGCGGCCAGAATCAAGGCAGCCGTCGGAGTAGTAACCACTCGACCAGCAGACAGTGCACTGTAATAAATGCAACCACCGCCCATTTCAGCGACAGTAATGGCATGGTTTGCATCAGTAGTTTTTTCGACAACACTAATGTTGTCCAACATACCAACACCTTGGCGAGAGACTTGCGGCAAACCAGCATTGTTGGTTGCCATCACACGTTTGAAAAGCATTTCGTTTCCTTAGAAGAAGAGTGAAGAACTAAGAATCAGTGTTGTGCCGGATTGGTAGTTGCCCAACTATCCCAATCGATACCTGCTGGCGCCGAAGATGCAGCAGATTTCACGGGAGGGGACAAATCCGAAACGGCAGTTTGGAGGAATTCCCGCGCCAGAGTATTTAGTTCTGCAACGGTAGCGTTGGGGTACTTATGTTGCAATTGTTGTTGAACAGCCGCAACGATTGGTGCCACAGTTGGCTTGTTGAATGCCGGGTTTTCCGACAACAGCGATTCTCGCGCTGCTTGCTTTCGCACAAGATTGGGAATCTCTTTTACAAAATCTTCCCGAGCTCGTGCAACTTGAGTCTCTACCAGTTTCTGAGCAACCACAGTTGATTGTCCGTAAACTGTTTGAGCTGTCTTATTCATCAGTTCTGCCATCGCAGCAACAGCTTCTTCACCGCCAGCAGAAATCTTTTGAAGCAGAGCCGGATCAAGGATTCGTTTGAAATCTACCTTGCCAGCAGCTTCCAGCATTTTCTCTGGAGTGAGACCTTCTTGCACATTTTCTTTCGGTGCATTCGGATCAGTGGGAGCAGTTTCCCACAGCTTCTCAAACTTCCCCTCAGGGGATTCTTTTGGGGGAGCTTCTTGGGAACCTGCAGGAACCGCACCATTCGGGGCAGTCTGAGCAGAAACCTGAGTCCCAGCAGGCTGGGGATTGGTTGCCAGATTGTTAGTCATACCAGGTTGCGGAACCGGGATGTTCGCAGTCTTGGCGCCAAAGATTTTTTCAAAGATGGACATGGTAGTTTCCTGAGGGTGCTAGAGAGGTGGGTTGGATTGACCGGGATTTGATTCGGAGTCTTGGATGTGAATCTTCTGAAGTCCCGGATCAAACTGTTTTTCCGCTTCAGAAGAGAGGGTGATCAGATACTCAAGGGCCAGAATCTGCCCTCGCATACCAGCTTCAGCTTGCATGAAAACAAGCGGTGCAGCTGGATCAAATTCAAGGTTGATTTTCTGTGTGGCCAGATCACAGATTTGATTCTGGATAACCTGCTTCTGCAAAGAGGTGAGGATTGCACCTTGGAAGAATTCAGTTTCAGAAAGCTTCCAGGATTGGAATCGGCTTTCAGGATTAAGTTGCGCCATTTGACATACCTCCGCTAGTAGGTTGGTTAGTGGAAAGTTCTTGTTCGCCAGCTTCTTCTGGATCATTTATCTCAGGATCATAGCCGAATTGCTCTGGCAAAGGCATGGGGGTATTGATCGGAGTGCCTTTCTTAGCAGCTTCCAGTGCAACCATCTGCCACTGTCCAAGAGCTTGTTCGTATGCAATCTGACCTTGAGATTTCTGGAACGGCTCCAGATCCACATTCTCAGACTTCATGATATAGGAGAACATCGGACCAATGTTGTATGCGCCTCCCAAGGTTTGAGAAGTTCCAATGATCTGCATTGCAGCTTTCAAGGACTCTCCGGAGATTACCTTATCAGAAGGCAAAAGGCCATCAGTCACCTTGAAATTGATGATTGCCTGGCGCAGAAGGACTGGATCTACTGAGACTTCCTTCTTCTGGGAAGGAGAATAGATTGAAGCCGCACCTTGGTATTGCAGGATGTTCAGTTTGAGAACTTCCTTCAGCGGAGTAAACACTTGTGCTTCGTAAAGCAAGGCTGTCATCTGATCGCTAGAAGTTGCATTGGACATGGTAGATTGCCACTGTCCGTCAGTTTTATTCCCCTTGACAAACTGACCTTGGCGCGCTGCATTCTGGCCATTCAGAGTGTTAGAGAAATTGATCAGAGATTGGATTTCCTGGAGATTGATACCTGACTGGTCATCTCGGAAAGGGAACTGGTAAACAGCATCTGAAACTGGCTTGCCGTAAGCTGCCGGGCGAACCGGAATCTTAGCGGAAGGATTGGATGAATTCATGTGCGCTTCTGACACACGTGAAGGATCATACAAAGTTCTGTCAGTAATAGCGCGACGGCGGGAAGCCATCACAGAATTCATCAGAGCGGAGGAAGTTTGCTGGAACGGGAGTCCATCAGTGGCGAGAGATTTGGTTTGATAGCCAAGGCCATCTTCGGAAGGGCAGCCGAAAAATACGGGAATCTTATCGTGTGCGTTAGTTTGGCGCTCGGCGTAGATTATCACCGAATGATTCACGATGATGAGTTTCCAAACCTGCGGAGTGTTGCGAGCCGGAACCTTCAGATCGAAATCAGAGGGAATGATTCTCACGTACTCAATGGAAACCTCATAGATTCCACGATAGGAAATCCTAGAGCCGTCCTTGCGAGTAGCTTGGGAAAGACCTACCCAACCGTCCCAATCGAAGTAACCAACATTCCTGGAATCAATGATTGCATCAGGATTGACAATGGGAAGGTAGAAAGATGCGCCGTATTGTCCGCCAGCTCCAGAGTTCAGAATGGAAGGAGATTCAAAGGCAGGACGAATGTTCTCGGTAATCTTGTTATCAAGCTTTGCAATGAAAGTCTTGAGGGCGGTACGTGACATCAGTTTCGTATGACCGCAGAACTCCCCTTTGGTAGGAATATCGTATGGATCAATGCGGCAATCGAAATAAGTATTGTACGGATCCCAGCGTTCCAGCACATTTCCAGACCAGATAACTTCCCGGACCTTGCCTTCCTGACCACCTCGGAAAGTTACATCAGTATCCAGTGCTGCAGTAGTGCATTTGTCCCAGGCAAGTTCAATTGCTGAGAGATTGTATTTGAACCCATCTTGGAAGAACAGAAGGAGTTCACGAGTCCAGGAACCCCGAATGGAATTCTCTTCGATAACTGCCTGCATCTGCTTGGCAGCTTCCATGTACTTTGGAGAGGCAACAACGCCAAGGATTGGATAGTCGGTTAGAAACACAGCGGCTTGGTAAGCTACGGCTGCGCGCACCTGTGGTTTGATAACAGGAATCGTAATGTTCTGGATCTTGTTTGAATCGCCCGCACGATTGTAAATGCGAGCTCGCTGATTCTCGGTTGTATTATCCTGCTCCCGGAGGTATGCAAGATCGATGTTCAGCATCTGTTCCCGAAGATTCCATTGACGCTCGACCAATGTGGAAGCTGTTCGGTGATATTGAATCAATCCTTCTTGTACATTCTTTGGGATGTTAAAGGCTTGGTCGGCTGCCATTGTGAGTTTCCTAAGTGAGGAAGTTGAAGAATATTATTTCTTCGCAGGAGGGAGAGCTGCAGGATTGCGGAGAACAGAGTTGATGATTGCCTGAGTTACAGGATCATCGTCAACCTTTTTGACAAACGATGCATCTTCAATGATGGAAGTGAGAGGCACATCGTAGTATGAAAGAGGGTATTTATTGCCGCCTTGTTTGTACATTGCTTCAACTGCGCGAGCTTCGGCTTCTCCGGCAAGGCGCTTGTACTGCGGGACTTTTCTAGATTCTGCGGATGTGAGAGTAGAGAGAGCTTCTTCAACAGTATCCATGCGACGGTTAGCACTGGAGGATGCAAATGAATCCGACATTTGATAAATATTCTCACCCACTCTACTAGCTTCTTTCTTCAGTGCCAGGAAAGCTAGATCCTTCATTTCACGTGCGCGCATGATTGCATCATCCAAACGCTTCGCATCAGATACAAACATGTTTGGATTGCCACCGCCTGTTAGGCCAGTTTTGGTTTGCACTGCATGTTGAACTTCATGAAGAAGAGCTCCCATGAAATCTTGAGGCCTAGTAAACATCCCCATGCCAATGTAATCTTTGACCGGATCATAGTAAGCTTCGCCGTAAGAAGACAAACCAGCTCCACCAATCTTGGTGTCTTTAAGACCTGGCACTACTTTCAAAAGTTCTGGGTGATCTAGCACATCTGGAAGATAACCTGGCTCCCAGCTGTTTCCAGAACGGAGCATCTGAGGGCCGTTGTATTTATTGATAGGGTCAAGGGCAGTTCTAACAGCGGAAGAATCTGTTCTTAGGCGCACGGCTGAATCATCAATGATTGCACGCATAACCCCGTCTTCTAAGGGCGATGCAAAGATCCCGGTTTCTCGAAAGATTTCCTCTGCTTTCCTAGGATCCTTTGCTAGTGCGCGCGTGGCTTCTCTAACTGCGGGAAGTCCTTTCACCATAAAGGCCGGAACCATTATCGCTTTGAGAAGTGCAGCAGGATTAGTTACTTCCCCGAGCTTCTGTTGCGGCGTACCTGTGGTTTCAATGCCTGTTAGCTTCTTGAAAAGCTGCGCAGATCTATCTCTTTCCCCCAGAACTGCAGTGTCTCCTGCCAACTTATCTGCCACATCCATAAGGAATCCTGGCACATCCGTTGTCACTCCTTTGAGAACACCAATGCCAAAGTTACGAATACGATCTAGAGTTGCCTCTACATCTTTCGCACCTTGCGCAGCTCTCTGTTCGGTAGTTGATGCCATCAGATTTCCAAGAGTCCTAGAATGGAGAGTTCTCACCCTCTAGAAGAACAGGTATTGCTGAGAATTCCTGCATTTCCAGAGTAAGAGTTGATGCAATGTAATGTCCGTACAGTTCAATCATCTTCTTTGCGTAGGAGAGGCAATCTAAGATACCGTCTACGTTGTCTCTCTTGAGAGGATTGAACTGCGTTATCTGGAGAAATACTGCTGCAGTACAGGAAGGGTGAATCAGCAGTTCCCCAGCCATTAGTTCTTTGAAGGTACTCATGATCCGTGAGTTCTTTGAGTACGTTCCGGAGTATAGTTCCACCGCCTCTATACCAATAACACCCATTTGCTGACATATGAAGGCGAACCAATAATTGAGGGTATATTGATACGCATTGGATTCAATTCCAACCACGCGGCAGTTATGTCTTAGCGCCATTCTAAGTGCTGTGGAAATAGTTTCCCCTGGGGATAGACGGTCTTCGACTAGCTCTTTACAGACTGGTTTGGTGTCATAGATTTCAAAATACATTACCGTGACTGCATCAGCGTTCGCCTTGTCTGTTGCAGGATCAATGACGATGAAATTGCCCTGGTGGATTTCATCTTCTGGGATCGTATATGCGGGAAGCTTTGAAAGATCAACGAGGTGATTTGAGGAAGCTGTTTCGTCATTAAGAACTTCCGCGAAGAATACTTCTGGGCGCCCGGCTGCCAAGTCATTCTCGTACTCTTTCAGGAGCTGATCGTACGGTTGAAGTTCTTCCCAGAGAGATTGCCCGGTTGCAAGGATACCGCCGACAATGAATTTGAACCAGGTTGGATTGTGCTTGAGGCGGCGAAGGAGAGACCACTTTGTGGGATACATATTCCCTACAAAGATAAAGAGACAGCCGTGCGGAGACTTCGCTTTCATAGCGGTTCCGTACATATCTGTCTCAATCTGCCGGGAAATTACCTCAGATTCCGCTTCTTTTCGGTTCTGGATGTCATCAAATAACATCACATCTGGACGCTGATGTTTCAGGTTTAGACCGCGAACTGTATCTACAGTGCCTGCTACAATGTTGATATTGCGACCACGAAAACCAAATTTCTTCTGCTTCTGCTGATCGGTTTCCGCGCCAATTCGCCAATCTCCGAAGACCTTCTTGATATTCGGCTCATCAAGGAAGTCCATAACGTCAGCAACAATCGCATTTGCTTTGTCCTGGTTGTTCGCACAGACAAGGATGAAGGTTCTCTTGGTGAAAAGGATTACATAGAGCAGGAAAATCTTGATAAATGTGGTTTTTGCAAAGCCGCGAGGCAAGCCTAATGCCAATTGCGAAAAATCTCGCTCTTTGTGCACATAAGAGAGGAGCCAATTCCAGGCAGCTTTGAAAAGATCAGGAAAAAGATAGCGGAAAACCAGCGGCATTGCTAGCGCCGCCAGGAAATCCAGGGAATTCTTCGCTAGTGCCTCAACTTCTGCTGCATTGTAGTGCTGTTCTGAAGGAGGAAGGTGTTCTGGCGAAGGTTCATCTAGCGCAGGAGCTGAGAATCCAAGCTTTTCCTCCCAAGTTTCTTGACTCATTTGGAAAGAGGGCGCTTTGCTAGCAAAAGTTGGGTGGTAAGAAGGTGTGCGCGCGCAGCTTCCTTGTTTTTGGCAAGGATCCGGGCTTTGCTTTCAGCTTCTTTTAGAGCGCGAAGCTCTTGGAAAGTGGGATTACGGGACATTTTGTACACCTTGATTCTGTGGTGGGGACATAACTGCATTCGCGATTTCTGCCATAGGTGCGAGACTCTTTGAACGTGCAAGAAGTTTCTCCATATTGCTAGATTGCACTGTGATTAGATCTTGGGCACCCGCTTTGATTACTTGATTATTGATATTCACGGTCACATCATTCTTAACGTGTTGATTGATAACTACAGAGGGAATGTTCAGAGCTACTACCGTGGTTTGCGCAGTGATTGCATCCGGGCTAGAAGAACCACGCCTTTTCGCTGCATTGATCTTTGTATATGCCATGATGATCTTCATTGGATCCATCAGGAAAGGAATGATATTCTCAAGCTTTTCCAGAAGCATATCCTCTATCCGATCCGCTCGCTGATCCCGTTCGTTGTGTTTTGCTAGATTCTGAAAGCGCAGCGCTGCGACTTTTTCTGCAAATTCCGGGAGGGAAAGGAGCTGGGAAATCCTGGAAACTGAAACACCGATTGCAGAAGCAACAAGCTCAGGTCCGCAACCCTGTCCCAAAAGGGAAAGTGCGCGCTCTTCTGTAGTTGTGGTGGTGGTAAGTTGCATGATGGATTCCTAGGAATTGCAGGTATGATAGCAAGAACTCGGTTGCCGTAGGCAAGGGGATACTGATTGGAAAAAGTTTAGGAAAATAAAAGAGTTGTAATAGGATAGGACAGCAGATCAGACTCAAAAAAGGTCCTGGGGGGTGGGTATGTTTGTAAGCACTAGCTTCGCTAGCGGCTGGAGTGTTCGGAGTTATCCACATGTTATGCACAAGGGTAGAGTTATCCACAATAGAGCTGGGAGCTGGGAAACATGCAATATATTGCTGTAAAGGCAAGATAGTGCTGTAAAGAACGGGTGAATGCGCTAAGTGCTTGATTTCATTGATGTTTTCAAAATAGAGTGTAACAAGTGTAACAGATACTGTCGGGATTCTTTACATTTGGGGTGTTGGTGCAGGGTGCATATGCGCTAAGTGCTTGATTCATAAGGCTTTTTTGGTTCTGGCCTATGGCGTGCTATATATGTAGTGGGTACTGTTTTTTCGTCGGTAGGTAGGTTAGCAAAGTGAGGTTGATATGTCCGGTCTAACGTATTCACAAGCCCGTATTCATGCTGCGGCATGCGGGTTTGATCTTGTCACTACTGATGCTGTGCCATTGCATAAAGTGATCTCACGCTCGAAGTCAGGTAAGGGCGCGTGGCCTGCCATTGATATCTGCCACCCAGTAACTCAGGAGGTTGTGTGTCCGGCCGGATTCTGGATTGATGAAAATGAAGTGAAGCTGCTGGAATCACTTGGCATTGATTATGTGATTCTTGAGGATTGAGATTGATTCTCATTTAGTGCATCCAATCGGGTGCATTGTAATGCGAACCATTCCGGTTTTGCAGATAGGAGACTAGGCTATGTCATCACTTGAATCTCGCTTTGCTTCCATCGAACAACTTGCATTGTCGGCACTGCGCAATGTTGACCCGAACAATGGTTGCATCCACGACTACCGCAACATCCTGATTCCCGTGGACCGTGCATTGCGTTCAATCAATGCCGTATATATTGCGATTAATCGGGCAGAAACTGAACTTCGCGAAACTATCAATCGGCAATAGTTCATTGTCCTATGGTCTGATAATCCGGGCCATATCCAATGCACTAGCACTTTCGCTAGATCGCAGAATCGTGCCAATGCACGGGAGATTCTAAAATGTCCACCATTTCCAATCGCCATTCCGTGGTCCCGTTTGTTGCGGGCACTTCCAAAGCACTGAGCGAACAACGGCTGGCCCGTGTGGGTTTCAAGCTCACGGAGAAGATGAAGAAAGCCGGGCAGAAAGCATTGCCCAGTGTTTGCGCCAGTGTGCCGATGATCGATCCGGCTGCCATTGAAGTGCATTGGGAGAATCTGGTCCCCTATGTCCAGACACTACTGGAAACGGCGCAAGATGGCATTTTCCGGAGTCTGTATGTGTCATCTGCTGGTACTCTGTCATCCATTGCAGATGAGGAACTGAGCATTCCCGCATGCATCGCATTCATGGAAGCCCAGCGGGCGGATTTGTCGGCTGATACTGTTGGTGCATGGTTCGATTCTGAATTGACTGACGCACTGACTGTGATTGTTGCGGACAAACTGGGGTTCACACTGGAAACTCCGGAGCAGGAATCCACTGTTGCCAAGCACGTGAAGATTCACCGTGATGTTCTATGCATGATCGCCGGACGGAGTGTGATTCTGCAACCCAAGCAGGCTGCTGGCATCCGAAACATGCTGAAGATTGCCCCAGAAGATGCAATGAACGCGCGGATCACTGCGAAGATGAATGAGCTTGAGCGCAAGACAGTGGAAGATCTGGAAATGATCGATATCGGGTGAGTGCTGCGCAGTTCTGAGTTCTGGCATGTTAGAAGCCCCGTTGGAAACTTCGGGGCTTTTGTACATTCTAGAACGGATTGATTCTGAAAAACCCAAATGTAGACCGCTAGACCGCCAGACTACAGACCCCCGCACGGGTGCTGCCGTCGGCATGCCTGAATCTAGCAGCTCTCACAATCTAACCTATCCATCCATTGCATCCTAGTATGTATTACACATACTTATATGCTATGGGTATGGGTTTATTTTCATTTTGAATACCCCTAGAAAAGACCCATCCATCGTGCCTGTAGGCATAGCTAGATTATCTATTCCCTACATTCAGGGCAGCTTAGATTCCCCCGGACAGGGCTTGACAACCCATCGGCCTAGGCGTAGTCTAGCAGTCTGACGGTCTACCTTTTTATCTTTTGTTTTCATTATTTCACCCACCGACCAAACGGAGATTCTATTATGACTGATAAAGTAATCAATTATTTGCGCCTAGCCGCAGCCAATGATCTTCCATTGATGACACAAGAACAACTAACAAATACAGTTGTTATGTTGACTGAACAAATCCTGTCCATGCAAGAAGATATGATTAGACTTGTTGAAGAAAATCAACAGATTCTTGAATGGATGAAATCAATTAAATAACCTTCTCCCGTGCATCCGCACATTTCTTTCCTTTCCTCAACCCTAGGAAATCATTATGTATCAAACCACATCTGAAATGTTCGCTGCTATTCTTGCACGTGACATTCAAGAACGCAGAACACCAATGGAAAATGAGATCTGCACTCAAGAAATCCTTTCAGTTCCCAATGGTCAACGTTATGGTGTAGAAGGACATATTCCCTGCGATCACATCTTGGAAATCCTTTACATGGATGGTAGCTTCAAGCATGCCAAAACAGTGAAGCAATCCAATTATTCCCTCCAATGGGTCAATGGCCCTTTTCCCCGTGTTGTTAACTAATCGGAAATCATCATCATGAACAATCCCGCATTCAACAATCTCCTTTCCTCAGTTCCTGCTCCTACAAACTTGTTCGAGCTTGCAACCTTTCCTGAGCCAATCTTTTCTGAGCGGTTCTTTTTCTCCTCCATTAAGCACCCCGCCACCTTTGTTTC